GAGGGTGAGCGTCTCCCGGTAGTTGTATTCCCGCAATCGCAGCCACTTGATGAACCCGTGCTAACGCCAGATGGTTGGCGAGCGATGGGTGATCTCCATGTCGGTGATAGGGTTATTGGTTCTGACGGTAAGCCCACAGTGGTTACAGCTGTTCATGAGCGAGGGACGCAAGAGTGCTTTGAGGTCACGTTTAGCGACTTCGCCACTACACGTTGTACGGCAGACCATCTTTGGATGACCTATACACCCCAGCAACGCTGCGATGGGATACCTGGTCGCGTCCGTAGCCTCACAGAGATCCTTGACCGTGGGTTATTGGATGCGAGTGGTCGCGTGTCGATGTGCTTCGTGCCTCTTGTGAAGGCAATTGCTGGTCCTGACATTGAGTTGCCACTTGATCCATATTTACTTGGTGCGCTGTTGGGCGATGGGAACTTTTCGGGTCGCGCTACTCCGCGCATCACATCGATTGATCGACCAATTCTTGATCGTATTGAGTCGGCCCTACCAGATGGAGTACGACTAACGCCACAAGGACGTTCGTCGGTGCACTTCGCCTTATCGGGCAAGCCCGGAAACGCCCCTAATCCGCTCAGTGTAATTCTTCGATCCCTAGGCCTTTATGGCCGTGCCGGTATTGATAAGTTTATCCCGCAGGTGTATTTTCAAGCTTCTGCCGCACAGCGGCATGCGCTCCTTCAGGGACTGATGGATACCGATGGTACGGCTCTGCCTAAGGGAACCTGTCAATTTTGCAGCACAACTCCTGCGCTACGTGACGGCGTCATAGAGTTGGTGCGTTCTCTTGGTGGTACGGCACGTTACGGTGCAAGTCAACTCAGTCCTAAGGCTACGTTGCCGTTATGGCAAGTCAGCGTGAAGCTTCCTGCGGAGCTAAATCCGTTTTGGTTGGATCGTAAGGCCGAGAGGGTTAGTACATCGAACCCTCCGTATCGTGCGATGACTTCTGTGGATTCGATAGGTGAGTTACCAGTTCGTTGCATCTCGATAGCGGGTGGGAACGGTCTTTATGTAACTCGGGACTATGTGCTAACGCACAACTCCGGGACCAGGATGGTTCCGGCTACGAAGATGTTTCTCGACGCGGTAGTGAATGGCTGGCTAGTCCATTCCTCTGACGAGCGACTCACACGTCACGTGCTCAACGCTGTTCTCAAGACTTCGTCTCGCGGAGGGCAGATCTTCAAGGACAGTAAGACTTCCCCACGTAAGATCGACCTCGCAGTTGCCAGTATCATGGCCCTGGAGCGCTCGGAGTTCTACCGCAAGAGGACTTCCCAGGTCCTTGGGGCGGGGGACATGTTCGGAGATGACGAGGACCCCGAAGTCGTAATGCGAGAGATGTTCGAGGATCGAGAAGCTCTGTTTAAAGAAGCCGCCGAGGAGAGGGAAGCGCTCAATGAGTTCCTCAGTCAGAAGCCTAGCAAGCAAGATCCGAGCGGCAGCAGCGACAAACATCCCGCTGGATGAGGCTGAGGCTTTGATTGTTGCATCCCACCGTAAAGCTTTGAAGTCTGTCTCTCCCGTCAGTACTGCGGAGCGCGCTAGAGCGGAACGTCTAGAGTTTGCGGAACTCTTGGGACTTGAGGAGACGCGTCAGCTATCTCGCGAAGCTAGATTGAGACAATGGATGGGAGCCGATTACGTGTACGATCCGACTACCGAACTTGAGGAATCTGAATGACCGCGCAACATGTATCTGACTTTCTTATCGTGGCAGCCTTAGTCCTCTTTGCCCTAGCGGTCATCTGTATCGGTGTCCCGACTTCGATTGTATCCCAGGGCTGGCATCTGTGGATCTGCTCCGGTCTGCTAGCTTGGGCTATTGAGAAAGCGATTGAGCGTAGGAGGACTGTGTAATGCCCCCTATTAAGAAGATCAAGGAGCGGGGAACGCCTATCTCTCCCGCTCCCGAACTAGAGCAAACCGAGGATGGTGCTCCCGACGGTCCTGCGATTATCCCGGAGGATAAGTCTACTCCCCAAGTTCTGTCTCCCGAAGCAGAGGCACTACTTACGGCGGGGCATCCCCAGCTTGAATCTCCCGAGGACGAGTTCCCCAAAGTAGAAACCCCAGAGTCTCCTATCGCATCGCCTAAGGATGGCTCTCAGGACTCTACAGGGGACAAGAAGGATAAGGTTGTTACGCTTGAGTTCACCGGGGACAGCCAATCCGTTCTAAAGGCTCAGCGAGAGATCGCCGAGGAAGCCTCACAAGAAGCCTCGAAACTGGTAGCGATTGTCCCCGCTAAGCCCGATTATGGTTTCGGAGTGGGACATCCTGTGGATAGTTCGGCTCCTGTTAGGGACGAGGTCTGGCGCTAAGCTATCGGGGTAATGAGCCTTAGACTTGATCCCCTGCATGTACTTCTCAATCGTGAACTTCTTGAGAGCGAGATTCGACTAGGCGAACTCCGCTACAGCGACGATCAGCCGCGTGACGATCACGGCAGGTTTGCGAGCGGGGGCGACAGCGGCGACCCTAGCTCTGGCGGAGGGACCGGTAAAGGTTCGGACGGCGGCGGGGGCTTTACCCCAGAATCGTGGCAAACAGCAGCGCCGCCTACTAGTTTTGACGAATTGAATGCGCAAAAGAACCAAGCCGCCGACTTCGCGGCGTCGGCATTCTCGGGCGGGACGCTTAGCGGCAGTCAAGCAGACGCACTAACTGCCTATAGCCGCGACGAAGGGGCCGCAGAAATCAACGACGCGCTACGGCAAGGATCTCCCGACTCCACGCCACTCGCATGGGCAACATTCTTGTCGCAAGGTGATACGCCTGAGAACCTCCCCGCCAGTCAGGTACAGACCCTTGGCGATGTTCGCACGTCTCTCGACTCTGCTATTGCTAGCAGCCAGGCCACGCAAGATGTAGTTGCTTACCGGGGGTTCGGTGAGGATATGAACTTGGAGCCAGGGCAGGTTTTCTCCGATCCTGGTTACACTTCTACATCGCTTCAAGAGTCAATGGCTGCTGAACGTTTCTCGGACGGGACGGTCGCTGAGATCCAGATTCCTGCTGGGTCCCCCGCATTGTCTCGGGATAACTCGTTGGGTGGGTCGCAGTTAATGAGCGAGGTTATATTGCCACGCAATGCGTCGTTTGAGGTTACGTCTACGGACGGACCGCATCCGATTCTAACTTATACACCTTAGACTCAATCGAGTCCCAACAGGTAGGGCAATAGGTAGCATTTGTGTAGGGATCGAACGCGACCCAACCATCAATGTCGATGTCGCTCGTAAGCGCAGGCTTTAGCCACGCTGCGAAGTTCGGTGAGATCCAATGGCGTCTCCGGTCGATAGTGACAGGTGCTTCGTGTTTCGCGTCGCATCCGCAGCACGCTAAATAAACGTTCGCTCGAAGTATCATCGGGCTTCTAATACCGAGATAGCCTTATCGAACGCTGCTAGAACCTCTGCGTGGGAATGCGAATCGTTGAAGTCGCCGATTGAGCGTCCCGTTTCCATCCGCAGTCTTTCTAGTGCGTCACAGTAGGGGTACCATTCGGGACGACCAGTATTGATTACGGCTGCGCGACCGAGTGCCTGCTCCGCGCACAGTCGGTGTCCCTTCCCAATACCATCGGGACTCCAGTGCGCGGGATCAACGATCAATTCTCGCGCAGTCCTTAGAATGGCTAAAGGAGATCTACTCATTGGGCGTCCGACGTGGTAGCCAGCCGATTTCCCCGAACCAATCGCGATCCGTGTCCAGCGGGTGTGAGATGTGTTCGTCCTGCTCTGCCGTGAACTTCCAAAGGCTAGCGTAAGACGACTTGATGTACTCAGCAGTTCCCTTTGTGCCAACCGCAACCCTATCCCCCATGTTCCAGCCCATCGGCATTACGCGGCCATCTTCAAGCTCGGCGTAAGGCTCGCGACCGTTCTCTGATTCACGGACGATAACTGCGGCTTGTGCGGGTTTTGGAAGTACGCGCTGCTCACGGTACCAGCTATCCCGAGCGGGATCGTCGTCTAGCGTAACGCCTTCATCAATGTTTCGGCCGCGCATTACATCTCCTTTTGGTTCGGGTACTCACGTAGTATAACCTATCTTCCGGGGGAAGTAAAGAAGGGGATCAATGTTCTCTAGTCTGGTCGAGCTTGCCGGTTTCGCTGGGATCACTGATGGTGTTTACCGTTTAGCAGGCTCGGGTTGGGCTTGTGTTTGTGGCGGGATACTAGCCGTCATTCTGGGGATATCTTTGGATGACAACCAGATCAAGCGTTCTTTGAGAGTTGCGGGGAGAGCATCCATTCGGGGACTTCATCGTCTCACTCATTTCCGGAGTAAGTCTCTCCCCTCTCGTAAGTCCCCTCATCCTGAGCTAGTTGTGGATGAGGAGGCGCAGCAGTTCGCGGAACAAGCAGCAAGAAGTGCTGAGGCTAGGCTGAGGCTAGCCCAGGATGGGGAGAGTTTCGCCCCCTATACAGTTCAGTAGACCCTAGAGGTCGTAGGCGACTAGTTCGCCGCTAGTCGTATAGCCGACCTGTGCGCAGTCTACAAAGTCAGTCCATTCGGGTAAGTCGTACCGCTTTCCAGGATGAAGCGGTGTAATGCGCTCCATCCAAAGAAGCGCGACTCCCGACGGTTCGCTGATGTGTAGACGACATTGCGCTAGCGGAATCTTGGGATCTGAATGACACGCTTCGTACTGGTTCATCGCGTCACCTTCCCAAGTCAGCGGAACCTTGAGAACCCAGTCATCGCCTACACTAAAGACGGCACGATGTCCTCCTAGCATCGGTTCTCCGCAGCGTTCCCCGATGACACGTAGAAGCGTAGCGGCCCCAGGAAGGGGATCGTCTTCCTGCGTTGCCAGCCCGATAGCGAACTGGATCGTATCTTCGTGGGGCCACTCGTTCAGCATGGGGACAAGTATAACACATCTCGCCTCTGAAGGGGTGGTCAGCTATTTCGATCGTCCGTAGCTTTGCGCGAGAACTACGTGGGGCTAACCCACAACTGCCCTGGGGGAACAGCGTCCCAGTTTCTAACAGTATGCAGGGCGAGTTCGGCGCGGGTGTTCCAGTTACCCAAGGTGTTGCTCAGTCCCTACCTGCGGTCTATGGTTCGTGCGCCCTACTCGCTGACTCCGTTAGTTCCCTCCCTTCGCTACTTAGGAACTCTCCGAACCGTGCGACGGCCAAGATCCTCAAGCCGTCCCCATTGCTTGAACAACCTTACGCGGAGATATCCAGGACCGACTGGTGGGTCGCTTTCATCTGGTCGCTGGCGCTACGCGGAAACTTCTACGGGCAGAAGATTGAGTATGACAAGGACGGTTATCCCGTTCAAATCAAACCAATCCACAATGACGGTGTTCAAGTAAAGCGACTGCCTGATGGGACGATCGAATACAGGTTTTACGGTGTTGTCGTTCCGTTCAAGGATGTGTTTCACGTTCGTTATCAGTCGCATGCTGGCAGTATTCTGGGACTCAGCCCGATCGAGGTTTGCGCCCTATCGTTTGGTCTAGCCGTTGCGCAGCAGCGTTTCGCGGAGTCCTTCTTTCTTAACTCTGCGAATCCCATGGGTGTCATCGAAGTTCCCGGAATGCTCGATACCGTCGAGACGCGGAAGATGCTACGCGGCTGGCTAGCAGCCCACCAAGGAATCAACCAAGCCAACCTTCCGGCCATCTTGACCGAGGGTGCGGCCTTTAAACCAATCACGATTTCTCCTGAGGACTCGCAACTTCTGGAGGCGATGAACTACTCATCGAGTCAGATCAGCGGAGAAATCTTCCGTATCCCCCCACATATGTTGGGCATGACAGACCGCCAGACTTCCTGGGGAAAAGGTATAGAGTTGCAGGAACGAGCGTTCTTCGCCAACACGCTTGTGGGATATCTCACGAGGGGCGCGGAGGCGATGACGCGTGTCCACCCGCCTGGGCAGTTTGTGGGTTGGGACACGGCGGAGCGCATGAGGGGAACGGCGCTTGAGCGGGCGCAGACAGCGTCGCTCATGATGCTCGCGGGCGCGTGGTGCGCCGATGACGCAAGGGCGACTTTCGATCAGCCGCCGCTCCCGGACGGGAATGGTCAGTACACATTCGCGCCGATCAACACCGAACTTTTGATGGGAGCCTTGGAGCAGGTTCAGCAGATGCAGCAGGGAGCGGAGGAACCACCTACCACTGGTGAAATACCGAATGGTAGTAGTAGTGGCGGCGGAGGCGGTAATTTTGGTCGTGCCGAACTGAACCAGATGCTTCAGCGTATGGCTCGTAATGGTAACTAAACACCTGTCAATGTAGTAAAATTGGCCCTGCGCGGTTGCGTCCGCCAGGGCCGTGGCCGAACCTAGTTCTAGGAGATTCGACGTGGGCAAGTATACCTACATTACGACCGATCCAGGCATTTACGCGCTTTGCGACCCCGTTACCTATGAAGTGCGGTACGTCGGACACGCTGCCAATATACGCACACGCTTTGCGGTACACCGGCATGACGCGCACGGGGACAGTAGTAGATCACACTACTACGTTTACAAGTGGATGCGTAGTCTCAACGGTGACCCGCACGTTATGGTCCTTGGGGCGCCTGTACCTCTTTTGAAGTATCGCGTAGCTCTTGAACGCGAGTGGATTCGCTACGGCAAGTTGCTCGGATGGCGTCTAACGAATCTGACCGACGGTGGGGAGGGATTGTCTGGCGTAAAACTCACCGAAGAGCGGAAGGCTCAGATAGCCGCTCGTAGCAAAAACTACCGACACACTGAGGAATCAAAGGCTAAGATCGCTGAGGCCCACATCGGGATGACGCCCACCGACAAAGCACGCGAGAATATGAGTGCTGCCCAGAAGGCTCGTTATCAAGATCCCGATCAGTATGCGCAGATTCGGGCGATGAGTAAGCGCAGCGGCGACGTTACGCGCGGGAAGAAACGTGGTCCGTATAGTCCTGAACGGCGTGAGGCGATTAGACGAGGGCAGATAGCCGCGATGAAAGAAGGACGCGGCCCTTGGGCTCAGTGGTATGCCAATTCTAAGCCTGATGTTGACGGGGAGCCAACGCCAGGTAGTAGCGATTCGTAGGTTTTTTCGGGTCGAGGATAAGTTTCACCTTATATTGCGGGGACCATTCTAGAAGTGTTCCCGCGTTACTCTCGGCCACCAACCGGCCATGGAGGTTGTATGACAACGATGGCCGTAGTGGAAGATAAGGCGCTGGACGGGTTGAAGCTTTCGATCCGTGCGCTAGGGCGTGTCCCCGATCAGAATGCGGAGCGTGTGAAGGTGATGCGTACCGCTAAGGACATGGGTGCTGATCTTGTCCCTGATTCTTGGGGAGAGAACGGGGAGATCCTTGAGACTAAGGGATCGTCTTGGACTACTGAGCAGCGTGATACTGCTAACGACATGTTCGCGGCGCTTGATGGTGCTATTGGGGACATGTACGCGGATCCTTACTGTTACTGCTGGGTTCAGGATTGGTATGGTCCTACGGAGGACGGTTTCGCTTACACGGTCGTTTATTGTGTTGAGAGTGATCTTTGGCAATGCGGGTTCGATTACGGGGACGATAACAAGTTAGTTTTCGGAGAGCCGGTCAAGGTTCGTCCTGTCACTCAATATGTCCCGCGTTCCGAGAGTCAGCCTGAGCGTCGTAAGCCTTCTCTCGATCACACGATCGCTTTGCGTAAAGCAAAGATGCCTAAGCGTGGGGATCCTGAACATCGTACGCTCCCCCTAGAACGTCTAGAGATTGCACCTTACGAACTGCGTGAGGCTGCCGAGTCTGAGACTAAGGATGGACGTTCCCTCCTGCGTTTCTCGGGCTATGCTTCGTTGTTTGCAAAGAGGTACTCGGTCGGTCCCTACGAAGAGGAGATCCAGCCGGGTTCCTTCAAGCGCTCACTCTCTAACCCCCAACTGAACTGTGTCCTCCGAGTTGAGCATGAAGGTCTACCACTCGCACGGACTACAGGGCAGATTACGCTCCAAGATGGCTCTACACGTCCGACCCTAATTCTCCGTGAGGACGATCAGGGACTATCGGTAGACGCACTTCTAGACGCCGAAGATCCTGATGTCCAGCGCCTGGTACCTAAATTCAGGCGTGGGGACCTGTCAGAAATGAGCTTCGCGTTTAGATGTACCGATGATTTGTGGAACGATGATTATTCGGTGCGTACTATTCGCTCTGCGGAGATCCATCGTGGTGATGTCGCGATCGTGACATACGGAGCTTCGCCTAATACTCATTCTAGTCTGAGGTCTGAGGGTGCTGCTGCGACTATCCACGAACGAGGGTTCGCTAATTTTCTAGCGGCAATGGTAGAATGGCGGGACTATACTCTTACTCCCCCCGAGGAACGTGTCGGTAAAGCTATCTCTTCCGATAGTCTGAACTTCCTCTCAGAGATGCTTGATCTGTTTGCATCGGCTGATTCAGCAGTTGACGAAGGGCAGGCCAGATTGGCTGATTTTCTGGGAGTAGACAATCCGAATGATCCTTCTGACGATATTGTCCCCGACGACGATCCGAGTATGGACGATGAGGATGTCGAGGATACGGACGAGCGCTCCGAGGTTGAGCTACCTGTTCCCCGTGATGATGAGTTCCTACTGGAACTGAGAATGCTAGGGGGTCAGCGATGAGCGAGGGGAACGGTACCGGCACATCGTGGGATGCCATCGCGGAACTAGCTAGAGATGCGGGATGGACGGAGGATGAGAAAGGTAATCTCCTTGTCCCCTCACGGGCCGCAAGCGACGATGTAACGCCATCCGACCCCGAAGGTAGGGGTTCGCGGGTGAGCGTCCTGTCGTCTCCCCTCACGTACGATGCGCGACTAGTGCGGGATAAGCGTTCCCCGAACGGGTTTCGCGCTATCGAACTTGGGGACGAGAAACGGTCCTATATCGCGGACCTGATCAACGCTGAGCGGATAGGCGACTCGGAGGCTCAGGAACGGCTAGAGCGTCACGGCAGGGAGATGGCGGATCTCGGTAAGCAGCGTGCCCTTGATCTTGTTCCTGGCGCTACATACGAGCAGGAGCAGCGCGCGGTCAACTGGACTGCGGGGACGGGCGGCAACTTTGCTCCCCCCGGCTGGCTCAACCAGTATTTTGTTACTGCTCCGCGTGCGGGACGCGTGTTTGCCGCGCAGATCCCGACGTTTGATCTGCCGGTTGGGTTTCAGTCGATCAATGTTCCGCGTTTGACTACGGGCACGCTGTCGGGGGTTATTTCCCAGAACAGTGAGGATGACGACCGGGATATTGTGGACACTGCTGTTAGCTCGGGTGTTGTGACGATCTCAGGGAACGAGGATGTCCCACTGCAACTTTTGGAGCAGAGTCCTCCTAGCGCACATCTTGATTTTGTTGTGTTTACGGACATGATCGCGGATTACGATCAGCAGCTTGAGTACCAGTTGTTGAATGGTGCTGGCGGTACGGGACCTAACGCTCAACTCTTGGGATTGTTGAACAATCTTGTGACTGCCCCGTATAACGCGACGGTTACTTATACGGATGCGTCTCCGACAGCATCAAAGATGTTCCCGTATTTGGGACAGACAATGGCGGTTGTCGGTAAGAATCGTCGTTTGCCGCCCGAGTTTTGGATGATGAACACGTCGCGGACGGCGTGGATTGCTTCGTCGGAGGATACTCAGAACCGTCCGTTGATTTTGACTGATCTTGCGGGGTCGGGACGTTGGGATCTGCTCACGATTGAGGTTTTGATCAACGATGCGATTCTTCCGACTTATGGGGCGGGCGGGAATCAGGACGTGATTATTGCGTGTCGTCCTTCCGATTGGATGCTTTTGGAGTCGGAGTTGCATACCGACGTGTATTTCGAGGTGTTGTCGGGGACACTGGAGGCTAGATGCCAGTTACGTAGGTACGTGGCAGCGCTGGAGAGGCAGCCTACTAGTTCCGCCGCAGTTGAAGGCACAGGAATGGTCGTCCAGTCGGGCTTCTGATCTAGGGAAAAGAAAAGGACCGCGCCTCCTCCTACGGCGCGGTCCCTGTACGTTGGTTGCCCTGGATGGGAAGTCTTAGGCGGCGACTAGCCTTTCACGTTCCGCCTTCTCGTGCGATGCTGCCGCGCGATGGAAACTACCTCGCTCACTCTGAACCTCACTGGCAAGTGCGTGGGCATGGTTGAACATCGCGTTAGTTACCCACTCGGGCCAAATCGGGTATTCTCCATCGGACTTCGCGCGGGGGCATCCCGTATCGCAATGATAGTTGTGCCCAAAGACTCGGTTATGGCGGTTGTCTGGATGCTGGATGCAGTCGGGCGAATGCTCCAGATAGATCGGCTCGACGCCCGCCGCAACTAGCAGGCGATGGCCGAGTGCTTGGCGGTAACGCGCACGATGGCACTCAGGGTCACTGAAGCCAGTCTTGATATTCCGACCGCCTTGGGTGAGTTGTACGTCCATTACGACGCTCCTTAGTTCGGGTACGCCCACAACTATAACACATAGTCTAGGGAAGTAAAGCCTTCCCCCAAATCTTTATGTTCCGTTGGTCCCTGTCAACGGAACATCATCGTAGTAACCCGCGTCGCGCTCCGCAACACGCGCCAGACATTCCCCTCGACGGAGGCGAAACTGGCCCGTCCCGTTGCCAGGCGTTCGGTCCGGGAACCCGAACACCAAACAACAGGGAGGCCACACTATGGCCACTGAAACAGAAGAGATCGTGGAGAGTCCTCTCCAGGGTCTTCTCAAGCGGCGTAAGGAGCTGCACGAGTCTGTTGTCCCGCTCATCGAGGCGCGACGGGAGATTCGTACCAGTTTCGACGCACGCAAAGCTGATGAGGACGAGACTAAGCGTCCCACGGCAGAGGAGCGCTCCACATTCATTGCGGATGAGGAGCAGTTCAACGAGCAGGTCGCCGAGAAGCTGTCGGAGATCAAGCAGCTGGACGTAAGGATCGAGCAGGAGGAAGCAGCGGAGCGCTCACTTGAGATCGCTCAGCGCGCATCTCGTCCTGAATCGATCACGATTACGCATCAGCCGTTGACGTATCGTGAGGACAATCAGCGGGACCGCAGTTACTTCCTGGATCTTGCAGCGATGCAAATCCCGGAGGTCCGTCAGCGCGCTTCGGGACGTATCGAGGGATACGCTGAGCGTCTGGAGGGTCACGCGAAGGAAATGGGCAGCATTATGCCGGAGCGTTTCGCTGCGGCTGAGCGTCGCGCGCAGGCCGAAACCGATAAGGCGGAGATTGAGTTCCGCAAGCGGATCGGTCATCGCGGAGGATTCGATGAGTCCCCGTTTACGCGTAACGCTGCGCTGGAGTCAAGGGCTCCGACGCGTATTACTGGTCAAGGTGGTTATGCGATCGAAAGGGTCGCCCTCGCCGCGTAAGCGGGAGGTAAAAACGCAGAGAATTGCTGGAACGTCCTAGAGTCGTCTACACCACAACGTGACTTGAAAGAGTGAGCGTGAGGGTTTGAAAAGTAGGCGGAGTTGGATAATCAGCAGCGGCGCGGCTAACGGGAAACCTATGCCGAGCGTTCAGAGACTATGTACTGCGGGTCCTACTGGGACCAAGAGATAGTCCGAACTGTGCTGAGAGGCACAGAGCCGAGCAGAAATGAACTCGGCCCTACAGAGATAAAGTCAAGATGAGAGGCGTTTACGCGCCCTCATGTAGTTCCGGTTGCAAGTGCGGCAGGCCCTCCACGTTTTGTCAGGGCCTATCGGGGTAGTGTTTTCGGGCGTGTATTCGTGCCCTTTCGGACAGTGGGTTTTGCGACCGTTTCTCGCGCCACGTCCAGGACGAGTATCCAAGAACGCGAGAAGCTCTTGCGCTCTAGTCGAACGTCGCTCCCCAAAGTACGGCAGCGTCATGTTCAAAAACTCGCGGATACGGTCGGGAGCAGTAAGAGTCCATCTGTACTGGGTTTTGTGGTGATCCGATTTGGGGAGAACGATCCCTATCTTGGGACACGGGACAACCGCGTGTAGACGCTCGATGATGTCACGATCAGTCATCCTGACTTGCACGATTACGTTCCCGCGTTTCACGCCATACGAGATGCAGCCTTCACCCTCAAATAGTCCCGCAGCCCAAGCCACGTCAATTTCGCGGCTGCTGGGGACACTCAGCATGGGGATCGGTTCGATGGTGAGTGTTTTGGCGTAGGGACGTGATTCTAGCCAAGCAACTACCTCCTGTGCCTTAGCTAGCCTACGTTGGCCTAGCAGCGGCATGATCATTCGGAGAAACCGCTGTTGGTTGGCAGAGTCTCCTAGTTTCCATACGTGCTGGTCTTTGTTCTGGGGTCTAGTGTGGTCCTTGTGAACTTTGAGTCCGGTGCGTGAGGGGAACAAACGGTCTAGGCGTTCCACTACGTCACGGTCGCTTGTGCCGAGTAGAACGCTGGTGTGACCTGAGCCGTGACTTGGAAGCCAAAGAGAAATGTTCCCTTCGCCTTCAAAGAGTCCTGCGATCCAAGCAATATCAGTATCTTTCATCTCTGTAGTGTAACAGTTTGCCCGCCACTTTGGCTAATAGACGATTACATCGGGTACCTGCGCCCTGGCCGTGTAGCTGCAGGGCTGGCAAGGAATCTTCCGCTCCCTCCCGGAACGGATAGCATTAACGTCCCACGTCTTACTACTCCGACGCTCACAGCGGTTCAGACTGCTGATGCTGCGCCGGTCGCGTCGAGGGACATCCAGGACAGTTTCCAGCAAGCAAATGTGAAGACTGTCGCTGGACAGGAAGATGTCCCGATTCAGTTGGCTTCAATCGGCTGAATTCAAACCCGACTATATGCTGGAACACCCGAGTATCCGCCACTACCTAAATGGTGACAATGTGTGCGGTGCGGACAATCAGCAGGAAAGACTCCCGTTAGGGAGAATCCTCAGAGGCCATATGTCGGGACCCCAGTACGGGGACAAGATATGGTCCGACCCTCACGGCGACGTGGGGAGCTAGGCGGAACTAGAAACGACCTAGCCTGACAGTAGTTGTTGCTTGGCGAGACGACGTTCTTCGCTGAGTTTGCGTGATTTAGCGCGGTTGCGGATTTGAATGCAGATTTGGCATTGACGTCCGCCTCTGCCGCATGGAGCGCGATAGGTGTTTTCGGGCGTGTATTCGTGCCCTCTTGGACAGTGGGTTTTGTTTCGTTCAAACGATCCTTGTCCCGGACGGTTAGCGATGTACTCCAGTAGTTCGTGCGCCTTCGCGGTTCGACGCTCACCCAAGTAGGGCAGTATGAGGTTCAGGATGCGAGTGATCTCATCCCCCCGCATGATGTACCACTCATGTATGGGTTTACTACCTTTGCCCGTTTGGACGCGTTCGGTAACGCCGCCGACCGCAGGGAATAGTGCATTGACTCGTTCCACGACATCGCGGTCAGTCATTCGGAGGCTGAGGCGACTGTAGTTGCTATTGGGACTGTGAATGCATCCTTCGCCTTCGAACAGACCAGCGAACCACGCAACATCAATGGGATTTAGCTCTGTAGTAGTCATACGGAGCAGTATAGCGAAATCCACTGTCAGTAACAACAAGTGATTGAGCAGTCTCCGGGTCAGATCCTGGACCGCGTGATCATGACGGACCTGATCGCGGACTACAACCAGAAGGTCGATCTCCAGGTCATTCTCGGCAACGGGACTGGCGCCCCACTCTCGGGTGGACAGGTGGTGGGACTGTATCCCGCTGCTAACTGGGGAGCTAACACCGTCACTTGGACGAACGCTACGCCGTACCCGGTGGAGTTCTTTCAGGTATTGGGTGCTATCGCGTCCAAGACGGCGTACAGTCGTTTCAACCTGACGGATTTCAATTTCCTGATGCATCCTCGTCGTTGGTTCTGGGGAGCTACAGGAGTTGATAACGCGACTGCCGGTACTGGTCGCTTCATCGCGAATGCCTCTGATTTCCCGGGGTACAACATCTCGGCGATCGAGCAGAATCCTGCACCGTACGAGGGACTTGCGGGACATACTCCGTTCGGTCCTAACGTCTACATCGACGCTAACGTGCCGATTACGGACAACGGTTCAGGATCGTTGACGGGATCGAACGATGTTGTGATCGGCGCGATCTGGGATGACATCTGGCTGTTTGAGGGTGATCTCCGGACTCGCGTCCTATCAGAAGTGCTAAGCGGTACGCTTGAGTTGAGGTTCCAGGTCTATGGCTACCTTGCTCTGCTCTCTCGATATGGCACAAGCATCACGATTGCGGAAGGCACGGCCTTTGGTCAGCCTTATACGCAGACGGGATCATCGTTGGGTGTGGCGTACTAAGAAGAAGTTCGGCATGCGCTAGGGCGCCGTATAGGCCCTAGCGCATGCCGTGTAGTTCCTTCCCCTCTTACGAGGGCGAGATAAGTAGCTCGGGGGTCAAAGACTCCGAGTACCCAAATTCCCTCAAAGGAGGGTCACATGCAAGTCGGTGCCGATCTCGTGGGAGCTGGCCTCCCAATTTCAAACCCATGGACCGCCCTGCTGGGTGGTTCTACTAACGTAACATCCCCCAACACTCCTGCTCGCTCAAATCTTGAGTGGTTCGGACTGTATGGACTGGCAAGTACGACTCTCCCGGCAGGTACGGGAGCGGCTACTGTTGTCCCTGTCCCCGTGACTCCCGGTTTGACGATTACTAACGTCAAGGTCCTAGTGACCGGGACTGCGGCTTCTGCCCCGACTCACTCTTGGGCAGCGATTTATGCTGGTACTGGCTCTGCTCCCGCACTTGTGTCGCAGGGAACAGATGCAGGCTCGGCAGCGATTGGTGCTAACGCCTTCTACAACTTCACGTTTGGTACTCCTCTCGTGATTACGAACGTCTCTACTGTGGCCCCGAACGGATTCGTGTACGTGGCGTTGGGACTGACGGCTACTACGATCCCGACGGTAGCCTCGTCGGTAGCGATTACGGCGGCATGGTATACACCGCTGTTGACTACGAACCCGACGTTCCCGTCCCCACTGTTCTTCGCGGCAACGTTTGGATCTTCGCAGGGTGCTACAGCTCCTACGACGATTACGTCTACGTCTGCTGCGACTGCTGTCCCGATTGTCTGGTTGACGTAAACTAACGGAGTCGGCTGGGGTGTCATTCGGCATCCCAGCCCATCTCCAAGTTGAAACTCGGCATTTACAGTAGCGGTTGGTCCGCTCCCGGCGCAGTCCAATTCGGAGCCAGCGACTTTTGGCGATTGGCTGTCCCCGCTCGGGAACTACAGAAGCACGGCTGGGACGTCGTAGCAGGCGTCGAGGTCCAGTCCGCTAGAAGCGGGGAGCTAATCCTCAAGGATGAGCGGGGATCGCTCCACGATGGCTTCGATGTCGTCATGTGGCAACGCTGGATGGGACGCGGTGCGGTAGAAGCGATCCTGAGAGCTAAGGCTACGGGCCAGACTATCGTCAACGATGTTGATGATTTCTACGATGCTCTCCCGCGCTCGAACATGGCCCGAGCCAATACGGACCCCTCGCGTAACTCCGACTACAATCGGGATATCTACCGAGAGGTTATCAAGGCTTCATCCCTTGTGACAGTCTCTACTCCGTTCCTAGCGAAAGCCTTAGAGCGTTGGGGTCCCCCGATCAGGGTAGTCCCGAATTACATCGCCCTGGACAAGTGGAAACCTAGACTCCCGGGAGAGTACGTTGGTTGGGTGGGGGTGATCCCTTGGCGGGGAGCGGACTTACAGATCCTTCAGAAAGCTGTTGTCCCCTGGTTACGAGAACGTAAGCTCCCGTTCTATCATGGGGGACATGTTCCTAACGGGCCACCAGCAAGGGACATCCTCCAGTACGATTACGTGATCGAGCGAGATGCGGTCCCGTTGATGCAATACCCGTCGTTATGGCGAGACCTGAAGATATCCCTGATCCCGCTGGACGGCAGTCCGTTCTCAAACGCCAAGTCGGCCGTGAAGGGAATCGAGTCGATGGCTCGGGGTATTCCTTTCATCGCGTCGGATCATCCAGCGTATCGGGACCTAGGCGCAAAGAGGCTTGCTAAACGCCCGTGGGAATGGCGAGATCATCTAGACGCTCTGCAAGATCCCGAGGTTTACGCTCAAGAGTGTGTAGCGAACCGAGCCAATGCCGAGTCGCTCGACATCGCGCTAAACTGGCAGGCATGGGACACGGTTTTTCGTGAAGCGATATCTAGATGATACCGAGGTTGTACTCCCGAAGCGCGCTCGGATGATGGGTAGAATTGTCGGCGGCCTCAAGATCGAGCAACATGGCCGCACGCGCCGTTGTCGCTGCGAAGAGTGTTTACATCAAACGACTTCGCGAGCACGCGAGAAGCGTTCTTGGCGCGTGTGATTTCGCTGGGAATCTTGACGTATCAGAGGCCAGCTTACCTAGAGAAAGTCTGTCGCTCCGTAGCTAAACACCTGCAAGTTGACCGCGTCTACATCCATGATGACGGGAGCGATCCCAAATTCGCGGGATCTTACAAACGAGCTTTCAAACGCCTCCCCGATGCAGTCTTACAACTTGATCCCGTCAACCGAGGATGCGCTCGGGCTAAGAACGCTCTGCTCCATCAAATGCTGGAAGATGGAGCAGACTGGCTATTTCTCATGGAGGACGATATCCTGATCACGTCCCCAGGGGCTGTGAGCGGCTACCTAACGGCATGCGAGACTTCGGGGCTAGGGCACCTCTCCTATGCTCATCATGGTCCCGCTAACGTCGGGGGAGCGCGTGAGATTAGGGGACCGATTAGTTTCTTCCCCCATTACGTGGGAGCTTACTGCGTGTATTCCCGAGAGTGCCTAGAAGAAGTGGGACTGTTTGACGAGGGATTTACGAACGCTTGGGAGCATGTCCAGCATACCTTGAGACTCGCTAAGGCGGGATATACCGATCCGCGTCCCTGGTTTGCTGCTGACGCAACGGGATCGGAGAATTGGCTCACTGAGATCCCGGGGAGTATCGAGGACTCCGTGATTCGCCCACGTTACGACTGGCAGAGTAACATCGATTCAGGTCTCCAATACTGGCGGGAGAATGACCCCGAGACTTACGGGATGATCTTCGCGTGATCGATAGTACAGGTCATGCCGAGATTGTGTCCCGCTTCCCGCGTCTTTTCCATTTGCTCTACAAGCCAAACGATTTAGTAAGTGCTTCAGTACTCGAAAACGGTCTTGTCTCGGGCTATCCCCGCCACGAGTGGCATCCGCTCTGGGAACCTAGGCCAGATCATGTCTACCTAGCGACTCCTGCGTATGTGAAGAAATCGAAGTGGTTGACGAACGACACTGTGTGCGATGTCTTTGCCGTTGATACGAGCCAACTCGACCGTCGTCGTATCAACCCCGACGAGGATCACTTCCGGACAGACGACGAGGCTGATGGTGTTGATGGTAACATGCTTGGAGATCGTGCAGCCTGTCAGGCGTTTCGACTTCCGTTACCGCCAACCCCTTGGCAATACGACTGGGTGACCTACCTCAAACTAGCCCCGCTTCCCTCGTACGGGGACTGGGCCGAAGCGGTTGGACTAGGCGGTAATCCCACCGAGACGCGATACAGCGTTCACCGCGGGTCAATTGCCTATAAGGGCACGATTCCACCATTGGCTATATCGCTGGTCAAGGTGGAACGGGACACAGAACTACTTGTGGAGTCGCTGTGAACATCGCAGTCGTGACCCCCTCGCGTTCTCGTCCCGAAAAGTTGGCGGAGATGATTGAGGCAACGGCATCAACCGCAGAACAGCCCAGCGAGATAACGATCTACATTGGCGTTGACGATGACGATAAGACGTTCTATCCCGATGGTTGGATTGATTACTACGGGATGAGCGTGCTCCATATTCGTGGACCGCGCACTCAACTCGGTCCTT